GAAAATGCAGTAACAGTTGATAGAGTTGCGCCAAGTCAATTAGAACAACACAACGTATTTTACAGCGAGGAGGCAGAAAGAAAGTTAATAGTTGCACATTCCGCAATTGCTTCCATTAGCAGTAGCACTTAAATAATTTTGCAAAGGTAAAGAAGTGTATTTTGAAACTCCACTAATATTGACCAGCGACTGCGTACCACTTGTAACTAAAGCAACAGGAGCATTTAACGCAACTATTCCAGCAGCATCATTTCTTGCTGAATATTGAAAGAATGAGCGATATAAATTATTTTCATCTGCTCCAAACTCACTCGTAGCCTTTGTACCTTGACTTCCATCTGCATTAATGATATAAGCACGCTCTACGCCTGCAGTTGAAACTTTGTCGAGTTTTAAAGGGTCACTATTAAAATCAATAACATTAATTGATTTTCTAATTATCGGAACATACCACCCGTTTACTTTTACACTTGCATCGTCATCTGACAATATATATATTTCCGCTGTATTGAATAGCCAATCTTCGTTGTCTATCGAAAAAGAAAGTTCTCGAATTATTTGACCATACGTTATAACATCTTTTTCCACCCAACTACTCACAAGCATATCGTATTCGCTTGGCGAACCAACTCCAAATTTTATGTATAAAGTAAATTTTTGCGAAGGAGATGTAGACGATAACAAAAAATCAAACCTAACTTGCGCTTGGTCTCCTAAGTCTAAAGGCGAAAAAGTAAAAGCATTGTCTGTTGTTTCCCATACATCAGCAACTCCATAAGGCGCAAAGTCTTTTTTTGTTCCTACTCCTAAAGTGTCATTTGTTAATTTTTTAGGAACGCTTGGAAGTACAACTAAAGGAGTGGTGTGTGTAGCTGAGTCGTTATAATGAAAATGCCCAACACTCGCAAATAATTGGTCTGGCTTATTTTTTATATAATCGTCTTGCGTGTCATCGTCTTGCAACCAATCAGCCTGAATGTTTTCTTCTGCGTTTGCGTTTAAATTATCTAATTTATCTTTTAAGATTGTCGTAAAATCATTCTCGCTTAAACCTTTTCCTACAACCTTATCTACCTTATTTGTATATAAGTCTGTATTCATAGCCTGTTGAGCTATAAACGCATCTCTTAAAGCATCTCCTGTACCATCGTTGGCAATTGCTCCAACATTAAAATTTGTTTGTGCCATATTAATACCAAGGAATTATTCGTTTAAAAACTACTTTATTTTCGTTTGTATATTCTGGAATGTCTAAAGTTCCTAAATATGTAATCAATTGATTTTCAAAATTAACAGCCATTTGTTTATATTTTTCTGCTAATAACTGATTTTCTTTTAAATCAATAGCTGTTCCGCCCTCAATTGTCATTTTAACTATTCCATTATTTACAATTTGATAAGCACCCATTCCGATAAAATAAGAAGATGAATAATAAGCCAAAGCCATTAATACATAATCTTCGTAAATTATTTTATAAACACCCGTTAAATTATCTGCATCGTAATCTGTTAAAATCTTATCATACAAATCAGGGCCTAAAACTCTTTTAATATCGTTTACCTGTGCCGTAAACACGTGCGGTGCAATTTTATCTACATCGATATTTCCACTTAAACTTGTTAAGCGTGGTATATCGTTTGGTTTAAGTAGTAGTATCTGTTCCATTTGTATCTAAATTTGTTTCTTCTTCAAAATCTTTAAAGTCTAATGTAATATCTGGATTTATAAGTTTAAAAACATCATACAATCCATTTAAAAACGTTGTTCTAAAAGGATTAATATTTCTTCTGTATAAATCTTTTATCGAAACCGCTCTTTCGTCTGCATTAGAGCTAAAACCGCTACCTTGATTACTACCAGCAAATAATACAGGAGGTGCGGAATGTGCAACTATCAATTTTCTTTCGGCTTCCTCACTATAAAACACATTATGCTGTTCTAATTGACTTGGCGCAACCCTATCAACTGTTACAGCATTTTCTGCGCCATCTTGAAAAGATACAATTATAGCTCCGTTATTTTCGTTTCCTCCTACGCTTTCACGAATCCTGTTAGCTTCCTGTTTCGCTATATCTTCACTTTCTAATTCTCCACTATTATAATTGATAACGGTTATTTCTTGAAGCGAATTTTTAAAATGATTAAATCCAGCGTTTGAAATTTGCCCCTCAATTCTCGCCCAAGGAATACCACTCAAATAATCAGGAACGGGAAAAAATGGCTCGCTCGTTGGTCGTCTTACGTAAATAATTTCTAAAGGATTTCCTTTGTAGTTTCCTGTAAATTTTGGATACAACTGCGGTCTGTAACGCCCTTTATTTAACCAGTCGTAACTGAACCAATAACCATCTACTTCAAATTTTTTAGAATCATAATTTACGCCAAATTTATATATCGGCATATAAGCAATCTTCAAAGGTTTTCTGTCTTTTTCGTTGCTATTCCAAATTACTTGAAAAGAAAAACCGCCATATATTTTTAAGTCCTGAACTGCTAATAAACAATCTTCTTGACTTATATATTTATCAATGTTAATTCCTTTTTTATCAACTAAACCTTCTCCAAAGATATAACTTACGTAAGCATTAATAATAGACGCATTTGTAGGACTATCGTCGTAAGCATCTTTATAGGTTTTAAAGTTATCATTGTTAACTCCGTTTGTTACCCAATTGCGGCTAAAAACAGGTTTTATATCAATAGGATGATAGGCGGAAAAATTCTCTTTACCAAAAGAAAAAATCTGTCTACTCTTTGAATTTGAAGTACTCATTATTTTGTGTTTTATATTCGTAATTTTGTACGTCTGTTCCTTCTTTTAAAACTATAAGTTTACCTATATAGATAATTGTAGTTTCATTGTATATTATTACTTCGTATTTATTCTGAATAGCAAAATCAGTCGGCTGATTCACAATAGTTACGTTTAAATAATCATTAATTGTAAACTCAATATCCGCATTTATAACCTCGTTACTCATTTCGTTTCTTAAATGTAAAGAAAGTGTATTACTAATTAAAGGATAAACACGAGGAACAACGCTAAAAACTAAAGGAGTATCTAAAAAAAGTACTTTCATTTGTTGTAATTTATAAAAAAAGCCTTCCAAATTCTGAAAGGCTTTTAATTATCTTCAGATCGTTATACGTATGATTTTAAAGCTGCTGCATAATCAACCAAGCCATCTCCTGTTAAGATGTATTTTCTTGCGAAATCTGGTTCCATAGTATTGAATGTAACAGTATATCCGTTTAAATCTCCAACTTGACCGCCTGTATCTCCGTCGGCTGTAGTAACTAAAGCACCATTTTGAGAACCAGCACACATAATTACACCATCATTGCGTTCTAAAAATAGCACAACTTCGCCTTTCATTAATTCCGTAACCATTGCTGTTGTTTCTAAATCTCCACCAGCTGGTACATTAAATACGCAAGGTATCGAACCATTTACTCCTGTGCTTCTATTGTCGCCCCCTGAAATACCATTTTCTAAAAATTTAGTAGTAGTATTTTTAAGCTCTAAACGTGCAATAGTTCCCACTCCGAAGTAAGTTGCTAAATCGATTACTCCAGTTGGAGTAGTTACGATTCTTGACAAAGAATTAAACGCACCGATACCGATTGCACGAACTCCAGCCATTGGCGAAATATCTGCTAACTTTCTACTTTTTGTTAAAGTAACTGCCATATTAATTTTTTTTTAAAAACCGCCCGAGTTAACGAGCGGTTATGTTAATATTATCCTCCGTAAAGAGTAATGTATCTTTGATTTGTTACCCAAGTTGCTAACGTTTGAATATTTTTAATATAACGTTGCATAGCTCCTTCTCCAACTTCTCCAATATTTAAAGAACTCATATCTGAAATTAAATCCATAAGTACTTTTAAATAACGTGGGTCTGTTAAAATTCTAAAACCAACTAAAGGAACAAATTTAATTTCAATTCCATTGTAGTAGATTTTCTCACTTGCTCCAGCACCTTCAACTAAGAAATTAACTTGTTGTGCTGCTCCTACTGCATTGTTTGCAATCTTAATTAATTGTCTATCTCCTAAAGGAGCGTAAATTAAAGGCACGTTTGTAGTATTGTTAACAACTTTACTTGGCGCAATTGCATACATTTTAGCATATTCAGCAGCGATTGAAGATGAAGTAACACTTGAAATAGAAGGTACTTTAATATAATCTCCTAATCCAGCTCCAGGCGTTCCTTTAGACTGTGATGCGTTATATAAAATAGTTGCAGGCAAAGAGTTTACTAAATTAGTTGGCATTGCTGCAACCAATGCTTGCGCACCAGCACTAATTGAACTCTGACCAGCTCCAGGCGTTAATGCAGCGATTGCTGTTTTTTGCGCAGCCGTAGCTCCGTTCCAAATCAACTCCTCTAAAGTTTGACCAATAGCAGGCGTCACTTGTTGTAATACTGCATTATCAAATTCGCTTGAAATTCTGTTAAATGCTCCAGCTTGCATTGATTTTTCAAAACGAGTATCTAACAAAGTAGATTCATCGATAATATCTGAAAACTCAATTGATGTTAAAGAAACTGGTGTTCTTTGAGTTTTTAAATCAATAGTCCCATCAGCAGTTACTTTTCCAGCAGTCGCAGCTTTAGCAGTAACAGTTACTTTACTTTCGTAAACTTCCGCACCTGATTTATGATTTTCTTGAATGTCAACAATTCTTTCTCTGAATGTTAACGAGTCTTGGTATAATTCTGCTTGAATTTCCGCAAGCTCTGATTGTGGTAACTTGGTACCTGTAAATGTTACTGCCATCTATTTTTCTTTTTTGTTGTTGTTTTTAAAATGTTCTAATTCTACTAATAACCAATCTAACTCTTCTTTTGTTAATTGCTTATTACAATGTTCTTCAATAGTTTTGTCCTTTGGAACGCTTGCTAAAAAATCATCATAAGAAACTCCAGCGTTGAATGGATTTAAAAATTCTACTTTTGCCATTATCTTTTATTTTCTCTATTAAACTTTAATTTTTCATAGTTACTCATTTGCTCATAAGGTTTATCCGTTTTCATTTCAATCGGTAAGTTTTTCGCTGGCTCTGCTGCTGGAGTTTCATTTTTAAATTTCTCCAATGCTTTTACAGCTTGTTCTTTTTCCGCTTTCATAGTTTCTAAAACGGCATCGTCTTTTACTTTTTCGGCTTCCCAATTTGCAATCTTTGTTTCCAATTCAGCAACTTGCTCTTTAAGTTTAGCATTCTCCTCTAAAAGCATTGCTTTTTCCTCGTCTGGAGCGTCTGCTGGTGGAGTTGCTGGGTCTTCTGCCATTTCCTCTTTTGCTTTAGCTTCTTCCTCTAATCTCTTTGCTTTTTCTTCTTCCGTTTCTGGAACTTCATCAGCAAATAACTCTTTGAAAAAAGCCGTTACTTTCTCTAATTTATTCATATTAATTTCTGTTTTAAAATTACTCTTTAATTTAGGCTCTTTAAAATAAGCCTCAATACTCAATCCATCTAAATTACCAGCCTTGCACTCATTCCAAACTGCATCGTTATCGATTTTAAAACCCATAACTAAATCGCCTTTTGCTGTTTGCAACCCAATTTCTTTAGATTTGTCAACATCTGGATTTTTAACTATCCAATTTTCAAAACAATAAACTCCGTCGGCATCGTTATCTCTTTCGTGGTTAATGTTTACTTTAGAATCGTTTAAGTTTTTTCTTAACTGCAATTGGAATTTTTCAACCGTATCTTCGGAATAAAAAACATAACCTTTATTATCGATTATGTCGTTAATGTTGTTTCTGAAAATCTTAATATTTGGTCGCATTGCAACGCAGTAGATAATTCTCTTTTCATCATTAGTAAAGAACATAGGATTTTCTTTTGAAAACAAAATTAAATTCTGTTCAATAGCTGGGTCTTTTACTAAAGATACCTTTGTAAAAGTTTGCGCTTCTCCTTCCTCTAATTCAATTTCGTAAACTGGTAAATCCATAATATAAAATAAAAAAAGCCTGTCCGCAATTACGCAGATAGGCTTTTAGGTCTTGTCAATGTTATAAAAGTGCTGTACATCTTCATACAGATAATTACTAATTCGGGTTAAAGATAATAAATTATTTTTAATTAATCTAAATAAAAAACATTTTTTTTAAAAAGAATTTGCTTCTACTCTATTTCTATCCAAAGCCTGTGCGGTTGTAACTTCTGAACTAACTACAAAAGCCTGTATAGGTGGAGCGTCTGCTGTTCTATCTGTAACCGCTGTTGCTATTTGGTTTTCGCTACTATTTTGAAATCCTACTTGTGGCGCACTTCCTCCGCTTGGTGTACTTCCACCTGTAGAACCTCCACCTCCTCCAGCGCTTCCTCCACCTCCTACAGCAGCCAATGCTTTAGCTGTAGCAGCAATTGAACTCGCAACACCTATACCTGTGGAAATATTATTAAAAGCGATTGTAGGTGCAGCACTTGCTCCCGAAGTTGCTATTGCTTGCGGTGTTGCTAAAGCTCCGACATTTGCACGATTATTGTCGATAATCATTTTACCTATACCTATTGCGTTCTCTGCTATAATAGCGGCTTTCTGCATTGCTTTTGATTTTCCAAAAACACCAGCTAATAATTGAACGCCTTTACTTGCTATTTCGATTTTTTTATCTTCGATAGCTTCTTTTTGTTCCAACATAGCATCCTCTATAACTTGCTGGTCTTCGAGTTGCTTTTGTATTTCTGCATTTATTTTATCCTGTTCCTCTTTATCTTTTACAGCTTTCTCTTCCGCTCTTTTAATTCTTAACTCTTCCGTTAAGATAGCATACTTTTCATCGTTAAGTTTTAAAAGATTTGTAACATCTTCGCCTTTTTTTCTTAAAGTCTCAATTTCTTCTAAATCTCTTTCCTTTTGGCGTTGTAGTTTTTGTTCGTCGCTTTTGTCTTTTAGATTTTCAATGTCTGTTACATATCTTTCTTCAAGTTTTTTTAAATCCTCTTTTAGTTTTTGTTTTTCTTTTAGTTCCTCTTCATGTTTTCTTTTGCGTTCGTCAGCTTCTTTCTTTGCTGCTTCGGCTCTTTTTTCTGCAAGTTCTTTATTCTTTGCCGTTTCTTCTTGTACTATTTCGACCTTGTGGTCAATAGCCATTTGGCGACGTGCTTTTAAACTGCTATTGTAATCTTCGTTTGTTTTCTTAAAAAACTCCCACGCTTTTTTAGCTGTTTCTTTTTGAGCATCTGTGGCATCTTCTAAACCAGCAACCCTTTGAGCTTCTATTAAAATAGATTGCGCTTTTAAAGCGTTTAATCTTTTTTCTACTACTTCTTGATTTATTAACTCCTCTTTTAGCTTACGAACTTCGTCTGTGCTTTTGCCTTGCGCTTTAGCCATAGCAATAGCAGCATCAGCCGAGAAACGCATTTGCTCGTTTGATTTTTCATTTGCTTTTGAAAGTTTATCAATTTCGCCTGATAGTTTTTTGTTAGCTTGTTCCGCTTTAGCCGCTTCGCCTGAAAAATCCCCAAATGCCCCAGTTAAATAACCAATACCTAAAACTAAAGCCGCTATTCCTGCAACTACTAATAAAATAGGACTCGCTAAAATAGCTAATGCGGCGTTAAATATATTCGTAGCTACTGCAGCTGCTGTAGTTGCAATAGCATTGAAAGTCATACCGCCACCTAAAGCTGTTGAAGCTCCTGCTGCACCTTCTGTAATAACTATTCCTTTTGCTTTACTTGCGTTGTTGGCTTCCGTTGCCGCTGTGTCAACTGCTTTAGCTGTAGTTAAAGTTGTAAACATCGAACTAACTTGCGCCTGTAACTTCATAAAGTCGTCGCCCATTTCGGTTATACGACCTACTGCATCACTGAAAGCCATTGCAGCCTGAACTTTTAAAAGTGCTTTTTCTGTATCTTCACTTTCTGCACCCATTAAAGCCATACCCGAAGTAACTCCACTTGCTGCTACTGCTGCGGCATTTACAGCGGTTGCCATTCCTTGAAATTTTCTATCAGGATTAAAGCCTTCTACCAAATCATTTGCAAATCCAACTTGATCTTTTAACTCAGCTACTTTTTTAGCTGCCTCAATTGCTTGTTTAGAAGTTTCGCCGTAAGTCTGCGACATTTTTATTAAATCCTGTGTTGCTTCACGGATTTGCGTTTTCATCGACTTATAAGCCTGTTCCTCTTTTTTTGTTTCGTTTGTGCCTCTTACTTTTTCGTCATTGACATTTTCATAAGCACTATTTAAACTATCAACTTCTTTAGCGGCGTTTAAGGCGTTGGTTTTATAATTTAAAATTATATTCTGTTGTATGTCTTTTTCTTCAGCCATCGCTTAAAAATTTAATAGTGTTAATTTTGATTTACCTGTTGTTGTGTCAATACTTGCTTCTAATATCTCGAATTTTGTTTCTCCAATAATTATTTCATTTTGCAATCTAAAACCAGTTGGAGTATTTCCAGTTCCAGCCGATATAGTCGCATCGTTTAAATATATTTCCGAACTCGGCAAATTTATTGTATATGTTTGACTTAATGCGTTAGGATTTAAAAGCCTTGAAATCATTTGCGAATAATACAATTGGAATAAACTATTTGTATAATTCACTCCATTAATAACAAGGATTGAGAAAGCCAAACTATGTAAATTCGTTTTATTAAAAGGCATTACTTTAATATAGCTTGTTAATTGACTATTTGTTAGCACGTTTGAGGTGTTAATATTCTGACAACTCAATGTATTTGAACCTAAAGAAGTATTGCCGTGTGAATAAAACATCGTTAATTCGTTGCTATTTGGAGTGTATCTAAATAAGCCTCCTATGTTTTCGGGACTTTCTCCTTTAAATCCGTATGCTGTGTACACATTTGAAGTGCCATTTATCACAATTGGAGGTATAATTGAGAACTCCGTTTCCACTTTAAACTCTTTTGCGTTGGTTGGCTTAACCAAAGGATATGAAGTTTGTCCATATTCTACCCCGAATTGCTTTTTAAAATCAATATTACTTCTATATTCGCTTTGTTTTAGCTTAAAATTATAGTAATTATAGTCATTTCCTACTGATTTAGTTACCTCTTTTACATCTGCGAACCTTGTATAGTCTACTTCTAATTTAGAATATACCTGACCTGTCGTGTTTACATCTTGTGGCGTAAGCAAAAATAGGTTTTCATCGTTTGGAGAACTATCATAAATTGATAAATTAAACGTTCTAAAGTATGAATTTAGAAAGTCAATTATTTTTATGTCTGGTAAAGTTTTTATTAAATCAATTTTGTTTAGCCCTACTATATCTGCGTTGTTGTTGTTGTTTGATGTTGAGGATGCAACTGGCGGACCTTGAAAAAATAACACGCTCATATTTACAGCCGACCACGTTACAATCTTATCACATTGTAAAGAAATATAAAATTCCAACTCATTAGCTACAAACATATTAATAGGTATAAACAAATCATTCGTTTCAGTTCCGTTGTCAAACTCCCAAGAATCTTCAAAAAATAAAATATTTGTATCTTTTTTGTACAATTTTACTTTTACATCGGTGCTACTTGTAAAGTCATCGCTTATAATTGTGTTTAAGAATTGAAATGTTAAGCGTATAAGGTTCGTAAAAGAACCTTTTTTGACCTTAAAAGTTCCATCTAATGCGTTATAAGTGATTTTGTTAGTCGCACTTGAATTGGTAAAAGCGTTGTTTATCGATAATCTTTTTTCTTTTCCGTCTGTTATTGTTTCAGCATTTCCGTAAACGTATAAATCATCCAATTGAGGTGTTAACTCCAAAGGCGTGTTTATAGTAATATTATATTTTGTTTTGATTAAACTAAATATATCCAAAAACTTTAATGCTGGTCGAATTTCTCCAATATTGATACATTTGTCGCTGTTTGGATTGTTGCCTGATTTATACGCTATGTTGTCATCATACACTGTGTTAGCGTCGTAGTTCCAAACTCTGTTATTTGAAATCAAAGGAGCAAAGTAACGCAAGCCTGACAATGTAGCTACGCTCGATAACCTTTGATACACTTCTTTTGCAGTCCATTTAGTAATATGGCTTCCGTTGCTTAAATCGTGTAAAGTATCGTCGCCTATTCTTTCTTTTAAAGACAGTAAGTTAGTGTTGAAATTAGCCGTAAAAGTATCGGCTTTATTGTTTTTATATTTAACTCCTTCGAGTTTCAATATTCCTGTTTGGTTAAGAACTCCGTTTGTGTAAACTTTACAATTAAATTTACTATCGGAATTTACTTTTACTACTTCGGTGTTTCCAAAAAAACCAAAAGCCTGCTTATTCTTTGGAGTAGCAGGTATTGAAAAATTTTGTGAGAAAGGGGCGAATACTTTTGTAATATCCTGTAAATCCTTTTTAGAATATTTCATAGTAAAACTTTCATCTTTGAATAAGTCTAACTTTGTAAATTCTAAATTATCAATTGAAACGTATATCTCTGTTATTATGGTCGCCATTTACAATAAAATAAAAGTATGCTGTTAGTGTTTTTTCTTTTGTCAAAATTAAGAACTAAAATAGTATCATATTCTTTTCCTTTCTTTTTGCCTTGCTTTTTTATTACTTGTAAATAATCGATCATTAATCCATCGGTAAAATATATTACATCATTTGAATTACTTACAAAAGTATATTCTTTTGCTTTGCCTTCAATTTCGATAACCACCTTTGAACTATCGCAATAAATTAAACCTTTGCTTTTTACATCATACGAATAATCTCCAAATGCAATAATTTCATAATTCTGTGCATAACTAACAAACGATAAAAGTAATAAAAGTAATGTTTTCATAATTTAGACTAATTAAAAATAATAACAAATATACAAAATTATCGTATATCATTTATTTTATTTGTGGTTGTTTCAAATTTTAAATTGTAATCGATTTGGTTTTTATCGTTAACTCTATTTTTAATTTGAAAATCTGTGTCGGTTAAGATAACTGGAATTTGTCTATGTGTTTTATACTTCAATAAATACTCCTCCGTAACGGTCTTTCCGTCAATAGTAGTGTTTAAATCGTCAATGGTTATATAGTTATTATCGATTGTTATACCAATTGTGCTTTCTTCTCTTAAATCGCCTTTGAATTTAACCAAATAAACCTTTGGCGAATAGACTATTTGCTCTACAATATTAACCATATCTTCAGTAAGGCTTCCTGTATTGATAGTTATAGTCTGTTCAATATCGAAATTATCTGTAAGTTTAGAATGCGTATAACTATTATCTACCTTTGAAGGGTCACGATAGTTAACATTGTTAGTGGTCATTGTTTTTTTATTAGTAGTCGTAGCTTTTCCGTGTGGCGTGAACATATCCCATAAACCTAACTTATTCAAAAATACAATTAGATAAGGGTCACGGCTTTCACGTGTCCAATTTGTCGGTGGCGTTACATCAGTTACTTCGATTATATTTCCAGTGGTTGCTGCGGCTACAGATTTACTCAAATCGAAAGCCTGACTTATATAGTTATGGATTCGGTTATTATACCAACGCTCGTAAGTTGGTAGAGTTGCGCTATAAACATTCGTTGCTGTTTGTTCCTCGTCGTATCGATAACCTAACGTAGCAAACGAAGTTCTATAATTAAATCGAGTTGTTACGCCAGAGCTTTTAATATCCGCCACAATTTGCCAAAACACACCTTGACCCGTGATAGCTGGGTTGTCTACTTCGTTGTAACTAAAATTAGGCTGATTTGTGTTTGGCGCATTGCTTGGACTTACTAAAAATGATTTTATAAGCTCTGAAATTTCAAAGTTTATATATGTATCAGAAGCACTTACTTTCGCTTTGTATAGCGTTTGATTTGGTTTTGCTAATGTTTTATTTTGCGATCCGTTCCATATCCATAAATAAATATACGCACTTTCAATAGTTGCGTTTTGTAAGGCGTTTTGTAATCTTATATGAATAGGAGAATTACAAAATGAAATATCGGTTTCATTTGCTATTGCGGTTCTATCTAAAACAGGTAAAGTAGTAGGTGCTGCCATTATTTCTTTTTAAAAGGTTTTAAAAGGACATCGTTTATATCCTTTATAATTACATTTGTGTTTTCTTCAATGTTATTGTCGATTGCTATTTTTAAAGCGTTCTTTTCGCCTGAAACAATACCCGCTGGATAATTAAACGCTCCGTAAAACATCTGTGCAAATGTTATCTGTGTATCTTTTTCAACACGCCAGTTCATTTCATCTTGCAAACGCCCTGTATCTCGTCTGGAATTTGGCACTGCTTCATCTAAAACTACATCACCAAACTTCATAAGCCTTGCTTTTATAATTCTATCGGCTTTTAATTGCGTTTTACTCCTCCTCTTTGCCATCTTCTTTTTCTCTTTTTTTCTTTATCGTAGCAATAAGCTTTTTAATATTGCTTGTCGTGTTCTTTGCAGCGGTCAAAGCTCGCTTTTGTGTGCTTCTTCCTTGCTTTGTTTTTCCTTTCTCATAAGTGTCGCCACCTAACTCCGTAAGTATAACCCGATAAGGAACACCAAACGGCATATACTGCCTTGCTAAATCTTCTAATAAAGAGTTATCGCCAAACGAACCATAATATATTTGTCTAAAAATAACCTCGCCCCTAACATAAGTATAAGCAATAGAACGTTTTAGAGTACCTTGGTCAACTCTTGCTGTAGCTTTAGCTTTATCAACTATGCTTTTTGCTATCGTTCTAATTTCGCTTTCTTCCATTACTCTACTGAACCCCTATTGTATATGCTTAAATCAATATCAAACTGCACACCATCACACCCGCCCTTGCCCCAATTTTTTAAAGGGCGTAAAGTAGAAAGATTTTGTATCTCAATATTCAAATCGTTATTTTTCCAACGTAAATAATTAATAAATTTAGCAGCTATTGAATTTGTTTCATTCATATTGTCAAGATAGTTGCTATCATTTAGTAATTTAGAATTAGTCTTAATATGCTTAACTTCTCTTTGCTGCAATATTGTAATCTTGTATGTTGCTACAAACGCATCTGTTTGTATATCGTTCTCGATAAAGTCAACATTAACCAAAGGGAAAATATTTTCTTTATTTCCGTCTACATCTAAAGTCGGCACAATAGTAATCGTGTTAACCAATGTATCTTGGTTAAATCTGCCTATTACAAAATTATTTAAAATACTTAATTCATTCATTACTTTATATTTTCTACATCACGTTTTCTAATTAAATACTCCCCAATGAATAGGTATTTTTCTGTTTTCCATTTTAATACTTCTTGCATTTTTAAGAAGTCTCCTTTACAAATAGCGTACATTATTTCAATGTGGCTACCATAGTGTTCAGCAAATTCTTTACGAGCAATCGCTCCTTCTGTTATCTTATCGGTTGAAGCCTTAACTGGCGGATTAAAAAGATATTGAAAAGGTTGCTTAATTTCGATTGCTCTTTTAGAAAAGACTGCATAATCTTTTGCCCGTCGCTTAATGAAATCTTATTAACATCTACTTTACCAAACCACCACAAAGGGCGAGTTATTAATTTTAAAAGACTTCCGTAATCGTGTTCACTATTAAAAGTATCGGCATCAATAAAGTTATCGGCTTTCTTTAATTGGCGTAAATTAATTAAATACTTTACAAATCTTTTAGGATCCTTATTTAAAGCCATAGCAAACTCCTCTACATATAACGCTTCGTTTTCAATTACTTCTGGATAGAAATACTCAATTACTTTGTCTGCTATAAAAATAGCGTCTTCGGAGTGGTCTTTTATTTCATGCGAAAATTCCATAAATTTTAAATATGGAATATCGTGCATTGTATTATACTTTGCCATTATTTTTAATCTTTTTAGTTGCTACAACAAACTCAGGATTTTGAACAATGTATTGTTTTACATCTTTACAATTCTGAAACTCATAGATAGCTTTCAACTTATAACTATCAAAATGTTTTTCTTCAGGGAATAACTCTTTAAAAGTTTCCTCGCTTGTAATTTCTTTTTTATCTAACGTTCTAAATTCTTTTTTTAAGAACGGAAAAAAATGTAGTAAATGTTCTTTTATCATAATATTATAATTTTCTTATTTTCTTTGATAACACGTGAGTTATTGCATAACGTGCCGCATCTATTGCGTGATTAAACTCGTCAACTGGTTCTTCTTTACCTTTATTAGACCATCGATAGTTATTTAATTCACTTTGTAAATTTAGTGAATTTTTATCAATAATCAAATCAAAATCTAAAATTGCATTTATACTATCTGTAATCTTTGGTTTTGTACAAGATTTAATATTTAACCCTTTTTGTTTTAAATCTTGAATAAACATAGGCACAGCACTATCACACCATATACGAGTGCGCCCACAACTTTCTTTAACACCTTCGTAAATTTGTGATGTTGTTTGATTCGTTTTATAAAATAATTCTTTAAGGTATATTTTTTTATTGTCTTTATCAACATTTACTTTTACAAACGCTGTAGGGTGCGTAAATCCTTGGTCAGCTCCAATAACAGCACCATACTCTGGCTCTACAAAATCACCTATTGTATAATCAAAAATAACACCTTCTGCATTATCTCTAAAACTTCCTAAAATAACGTTTTTATATTCATTGTATTCTCTTTGTATCTTTCTTGGTAGGTTATCTCTTTCCGAAACTGGAACAGATAAGTAATATTCATAAACCTCTCTCAATCTTTCGTACTCACTCCAGTTTTGAGGTGCTATGTTTTCTTTACCATTATCTAAATAGGTAGTGTGTATATACATAACATTGCCTATGATTCCGTTAAATCCATCAGGCACGCCTTCGTAAAATTCAGGGTAAAGCCAATGTGTTTTAGTAGGTGGATTAAAAACAATTATATTTAAACATTGAACATCTTTTGCTCTTATTGATAATTTAATTTTTTTCCATTCTTCGTATGTTGGCAACTCCTCGCCTTCTTCTGTTACAAACATAGAATAATCTTCTAATGACTTTAATTTAGCCGATTGATTTCCTGAACTTGTTTTGTGTCCTGTAATAGATATTTTACCTTTTGATAATTTATGATAATAATCGTGGTTCGCATAAACAAATTCATCCAACAAACCTAAAGCATCCATTCTATTTTCTAACGCTGCTGTAATAGAGTTATCCGTGGAACTCATTGTATAACGAGTGTATAAAAGTCTGTGGTTATAATCTGCTGTTCCAATAACACAAACAACACCAACCCCAAAAGTTTTACCTGAATCCCTACCTCCTGAAACTAATATTGTATCTACTTGTAAAAGCTGTTTTAAATCTTCTGGTATATCTAAACCAGAAAGAGAAAGCTGTTTTAATCTCTCTCTAGCTTTCAATAATTGAAATAATGGTTTATATTTTTTACAGAATCTAATCGAACTCAATTTTTGGTCTTTTAGTTACGTTAATTTCTCCTTTGTAGTCAACTGATTTTAAAGTAGGTAAACAGAATTTTGCCATTTCCAAAGTATATTTAACCCTTTCAACTGGTTTAAGTTCTTCAAAGTCAGATTGTAATTGTTCTAAATTACCCTCTACCAACATTTGAAAGCGTTCTCTTACATCGGAAGTCACTTTATTAGGTGTTCCTTTCTCTCTTCCGCCTTTCTTTTCTTCTCCTTTTGGTCGTGCCATACTACTACAATACTATTTTAGTTTTCACAAATTTAGTTTTCACAAAGTTAGTGAATTTTATTTAAAAATTTATCATATTCATCGAAATAAAAAGAAAATAGTTCTTGTGTATCTAAGTAGATGAATGTGTAAGTCGTGCAATGCCTGGAGTTATTGTTTATATACTTCGGAGGTTTAGAGTAA